CTCCGCTTGATTAACGTCGAGCGGGGAACAACGACGGTAGACGGATCAAAAGTTGACCTCGTAACATTGTTACGAAGCAACCTTTGCCATCCATCGAGTTTAGTTTTACGTCTAATGGTAGAAAGGCCATTAAGGCGAAACTCGAGGCGCTGGTAACGTCTGCTATAACGCTTCTGGAAAAGTTTAGAATTAATTAATTCTGCTTTCTCAGGAGAGCTCACCAATCTACATGGAATGGACGATCGAGAAGTGCCATAGGGTATTAACCCATAGACACTCTCAATCTTCTCCCATAGAAATTGGGCACATGTCGAATATCCTCGTTGCTGAAGGGTATTTGCAACGGAAATATAAGACGCATACGCAGACCCGTCTGACTTGCGTCCACTCCATAGCTTCTTAAGACGAACAGGAGTGACATTGACACCATTAAAAGCGTCAACGCCACAACTCTCGCGAAAAGGGCCATGGATGCAACACTTCGACTTATTAACCCTTAGGTTAACTGCTTCGAGTGATTGCATGCACAAGGAAGAAAATGCTGAGGGGATGATAATATCATCACCATAAACAAAGACTTCCTTCATCACATTTGCCTGTCGCATTTTATAGTGACGGCTTATAGAAGAAACTAAAATAACCCAAAAGCAATAGGCTTCGACGGGAAAGCATAAAGCTGAACCCATTGGGGCATACTTATTGAGGGTTACTACCCTGCCATCTGGCAGCTTAGTTTCTCTAGAACGACAAGCCTCTAACGCTCTTAGAAGATCAGGACATCTCTTAAAAATGTGCTGAACTAAGTTTGTAGAGACTCTATCCGAAGCATCTTTCAGATCAATTGTTGCATAATACTGATCGATTGAAGAATCGATAGCTAATGCTTGATTGACTGATTGATCAATAAAATTAATACGGCCTTTGGTAAACTTAAAGGTTTCCAAATGTTGCATTAACTTCCGACCAAGACCTTGTTGAATCCACTGTATCTCAAGTGGTTCACAAGATATAAGTCGCGGACCTCTAGAATCTTTCGGAACGGCAATGAGTTTAGCTTGACCATAATCAAGTCGAACTAAATTCATATACCACTCCTTACGATCTATAAGTTCGTTACCTCCGCCTGTGATATAATAATCATAGTACGGATATACTTGGTGTACACTATTATACAAACGGGAAAACTCCCATTTGTCATCAAGTGTCTCACCAGTAGCGACAGCCCCGGGACCGTGTTTCGGTAAGATATCCTTGTGATTAAAATCAACAAAGACATCTTCAGTGATATAAGAGGCAACATCGAGAATCTCGAGTGACTCTACATCAGTGATAAGCTCTAAAGACATATCAGTTTCACAGAACGAATCGAAAGATTCGCTAACCTGTTTTTCTGAATATGGCACTTCGAGCTTATACGCGAAAAAGAGAACTTGACGTAGGTGCTTAACCACATCAGGTTCTACTTCATCCCGGAGAACTCCGTCATCGTCAAAAACAACTTTGAAGTACGCCTGCATAAATGCGGGCCTACTACTAGAATCGTGAGATCGTGAGAACTCACGAGGCCTAGAGAAGGTTGTAGATGACAAACCCAAATCAAGAGCCTTTCCTAATAAGGGAAGAGTCTTGGTAAGGAAAGACAATCCTTCAGATTGATACCTCTGTTTCATAACAGAAATATCCTTATGAAGAGATTTTTCCGACGACAGATTGCACGGATTGCAGCAGAGCATTCGCTCTAGCAGGTCGACATATATGTCAACTTGGCTTTTCATGGAAACCCTCACAGGAATTCCATCCAAGGCCCAATCCTATGGCTAACTCTCTTTACGTTCGTTCAAGTACTTGATAATACTCAGAATTAACGTAATGAGGGTGGGGACGAGCGGTATAATATATCGCTCAATTCCCCTGACACATCTTCCGATGAGAGTGGTAATCGATTTAGACGTCTTTCGGCGTTTAATCGAGTGTGGTTGTAAAAAGCGATGAATTTCTTCATCATTTGGGAGACTCGTAATCCTTTGGCTTTCGCCGCGGACATCGGAATACCCAAATACTGGTTGGTCACCAGTAGAATGTACATCCACATCTTTTACTGTTCTCCACGAAAGATCTTGTCCACGTTCGTAGTTGTCAATGACGTAACGCTTGACGCGAATACGCCTGCCATCAAGAAGTCAACCAGATTAGCAATCAGGTTGTACATTATTGTTGGTGTGATGATAGTCGAACGGGGAACGACCAAAGTCGTATTGACTTGGCCGAGACGCGGAACGTTCTCAGTATCAAGTTTGGTATAACCAAACTGGATAAGATGGCGATCAACGGCATCCATGCCCTTCCCAGTCGCGCTATGCTTGAAATTCAAGAAGCGAGGCTCGGCAGCCGAGGATGCTGAGTCAATGTAATTACTCCCAGTCAAGTCTTGTTTTGTCTTGACAAAGGTATTATTAGCATTGAACGCGTTTTCTAACGTAAGTGTGTCTGAAAGTGCCATAGTTTTGAACTCCTGCATGTATTTGAGCTGCTAACCACCGCTCGAAAGCATAGCTAGCAACAGCGTCAGTTGGTTGCCTGTAAGACCATTAGGATCCAACAACTCCCAATGGAATGAAAGCCCAGCGTACCGATCATAACGCGTTACTGTTAATTCACAATTGCGCGGAATATTAACACTATTGTTAATACTAAGCTCAATTGGAATATCTTGGTAAATCTCAAAAGTTCGGCGCACCTTTACAGAGTGTACCAAACGTCCGGCTGACCACCCAATAGGTGGATTCAGTCTAGTGAGATTGTCAAGATGCTCAGAAACATTGGTAAACCAGTCGACGACAAAGGAGAATGGTAACAAACTCCAAAACGTCTTGACAGGGTTATTAAGTCCCAGAGCTCCAGTAGCGACCCGAAGAAAACCAGTTAGCCCATCGATATAATCAAGTTCTTGCAATACCCAGCAAGAAGCATGATAATCAGCTTGAGCTGACTTAAGTTTTACCCCTCCGAAAGCTCGATGTCCATCGAGCCCGTTGCCACTACAACCGCTAAGGTCATACACTGTACCAATTTGTGAACTAAAATCCACAATATTGTGACGTGCAAAACCAAGCCGCGTAGGTATGCCCCAAGTTCTCTTGAGGTAATTCATCCTCTTCACAACTGAAGAGAAAAGGCCACTCAGGGTCTTAAGATCGGAAAGGAGATTATCCCAACCGAAAGTTTTATTAAGATATCCTGAAGAGAGGGTTCCTAAGATAGAATCTTTGATCTCGGGGAGTAATCCCCGTAATTCAAACAATCCCTGAATAAACTCTCCAAAAGAGAGCGAACTCGGGAATATGTCAGAAAAGTAATTCCATGCTTGTTCTGACAGATCGGATCTTAGGTTGTCGGGTACGGTACCACCACCAAGAGAGTCTGGTACTCCAACGTCACCCATAATACTGAGCATCCATGCCCAGTTTAAGGGTATATAAGGAACGGGTTCCAACCAGTGGTTTTTCGTTTGCACTGGTGGTCCGCTACCAAATATATATTCACGTTGGAAGAACCAGTCTTTAGCCCGCGGGAAGGTTGCACCTGTATTGACATCGAAGTCAACATGCAGGCAATCGCCCACTGGGTACAGACCAGAATTACGATCGCGATGATGCACAACGTCCCACATTAAATGGGGCATTGGTACCAAAACGGTACGTAACATATGGTCTGGACGATCAGTGTATAGGCGAAAAACCCAACCGTCTGAAGTGCGAGTGCACTCCAGTCCGCCATAATTTTCGGTTTGAAGATCATTTATGACTTCATCGTAATTATCGCGGAAACGAGTAAAAACTCCATTTTCATGGCTCATGGTGGCAACTGACCTCCTTTAGTGCATTTCTGCACGTCGAGAGAGA